CTGCTTCGAGTGCCAACAGAGATCTGAACGGAAGCGGTGAATGGACGAGTTGGGAAACAAACTGATCGAGCAGGCCGGTCCGGTCGGCGCGGCGCTCGGTGTGGTGATCCTCGCCGCTGGCGCAGTTATCGCCCGCGCCAAGGGCTGGCTCGGGCTCGGGAGCCCGGCGAAGTCCGATGCGCCGAAATCGGAGGCAAGTGGTGACGTGATGACGGAACTTCGGTCGATCAACGCGCGTCTCGGGAAGTTCGACGAGCGGATCAATGAGCTTGAGCACGATCTCGCCTCGCGCCCGACCCGGCAGGACATGCACCGGCTGGAGATGTCGCTGGCTCGCATGGACGAGCGGATGAGCGCTCTGACCAGCAATGTGAAGGCCAACGGCGAAGGTGTGCTGCGCATCGAGAATTATCTGCTGGATCTGTCGAGAAAGGCAAAGTGATGTTTGAGGGATTTTCAGAGCACTACGACGCGGAGGCGCGGCTGGTTATTCTCAAGGCGCTGGCTGGCGAGACTGACTACCGGATGTCCGACAGCATGCTGACGACCATGCTTGAAGCCTTCGCGATCAAGCGGGGCAGGGACTATGTCCGCAATCAATTGCGTTGGCTTCAGGCCAGTGTTGGCGCGGTCAAGCTGACCGAGGCCGGGACCGCCCTGATCGCCGAACTGATCGAACCCGGCCTCGATCACGTCGAGCGCCGCCGGGTGCTTGAAGGCGTCAAGCGGCCTAGCCCCTCTCGGAGTGCATGATCATGGCGAGAGGGCGCGACAGACTGTCAGCGATCGATCTTCTGCCAGAGGAATGCAGCGAGATAATCGCCTGGGCCGACCAGCAGCTGGCCAATCGCGATCGCACGCAACTCGACATTTATGCCGAATGGAAAGAGAAGCTGATCGCGCTTCAGGGGGAAACCGGCATTGGTTTCGACATCCCTTCCTTCGCGGCCTTCAACCGGTACTCGATCCGCCTCTCGCAAATGACCCGCCGGCTTGAGCAGACCCGAGAGATCGCAGCGACGATTTCAAAGCGCATGGATGCATCTGCATCAGACGATCTCACCCTGATCGCGGCGGAAGCCATCAAGACCCTGATTTTTGAACTGCTTCAGCAGGGCGGCGATGCCGGCTTGTCCCCCAAGGGCGCAATGGAACTGGCCAATGCGCTACGCGCGGCCACTGCAGCCCAGGCTTCATCGACCAATCGCCGCCAGAAGATCGAGAAGGAGTTTGAAAGCAAGGTTGAGGCGGTGACCGACGCAATGGTCAAGCAGGTCGGCCTGTCTGCCGACCAGGTGGCGCAGATCCGCCGCGATGTTCTGGGTGTGCGCGAATGACCGACAAACCCGATCTGTTCGCATCGCCGCCGGTGATCTCGCGAACACCAGATGAATTGCCGGAGGAGTTCACGCGGGGGTCAGAGATCCCCGAAACTCTTGATCCGCTGGGTTTTGGCATCCTGATGAAACACCAGTCAGACTGGCTGGCTGACAAGAGCGATCTCAAGCTTGGCGAGAAAGGCCGGCGCACCGGCATCACATTTGCCGAGGCGCTCGATGACACGCTGATCGCAGCATCGAGCCGTGAAGCCGGCGGCGACAACATCTTCTACATTGGCGACACCAAGGACAAAGGCCGCGAGTTCATCGGCTATGTGGCGCATTTTGCCAGGATCGTCGCCAAGGAGCTGCTCGCGGTCGAGGAGTTCATGTTCGAGGACGTCAAGGAAGACGGCTCCTCGCAGATGATCTCGGCGTTCCGGATCCGGTTTGGCTCAGGCTTCCGGGTCGAGGCCCTGTCGTCGCGCCCGGAAAACATTCGCGGCCTGCAGGGCATCGTGGTAATCGACGAGGCGGCCTTTCACAAGGATGTGCGCGGCGTGCTCGATGCGGTCAACGCGCTGCTGATCTGGGGCGGCAAGATCCGGGTGATCTCCACCCACAATGGGGTCTTGAGCCCGTTCAACGAGTTGATCCGGGAAGCGCGGGCGGGCAAGAACCCTTTTTCGGTTCACTTCATTCCATTCGGCGAAGCGGTCAAGAACGGGCTCTACAAGCGCGTCTGCCTGATCAAGGGCAAGCAATGGTCGCCGGAAGCGGAGGCCGAATGGGAAGGCAACATCCGCAAGTCCTACGGTCCGCGAACTGCCCAGATGAAACAGGAGCTCGACGCCATTCCGGCCGAGGCCGAGGGCGCTGCGCTCACCCGCATGCAGATCGAAAGCTGCATGGCCCCGAACATACCGGTCATTCGCTGGTCCTGCACCGATGAGTTCAAGGATTACCCTGACCATATCCGCAAGTTGGAAGCCAAGGCGTTTTGCGAGCGCGAGCTCAAGCCGCTCACTGACAAGCTCAACACACGCCTGGCCCACGTCTTTGGTGAGGACTTCGCCCGATCCGGCGATGTCACCGACATCATTCCGCTGGAAATCGGCACCGACCTGGTCCGCCGCTGTCCATTCATTGTCGAGCTTCGCAACGTGCCTTTCGATCAGCAGCGCGACATTCTCTACTATCTCGTCGACCGCCTGCCGCGCATGTCCGGCGGTGCGCTGGACGCGACTGGCAATGGGGCATACCTCGCCGAGAAGGCGGCGCAGCGCTATGGCGCGACCATCGTCGAAGTGAAGCTGTCGCAGTCCTGGTACCAGACCGAGATGCCGGCCTATATCGAGGCGTTCTCGGACAAGACGGTTCAGCTGCCGCGCCATGACGACATCCTGCAGGATCACCAGGCGCTGGCCTTTGTGAACGGTATCATCAAGGTGCCAGACGATCATCGCTTCAAGGGCTCGGACGGTTTCGACCGACACGGCGACAGCGCCATAGCGGGCGCGCTCGCCTATTTCGCGAGCCGCCAGAACCTGCCGGAGTATGGCTACATCCCGGCCGATGAGCTCAACAATTCAACCGGCGCATTCGACACCGCCCATGATTTTGAAACAGGTGGCAGAGCCCTATGGTAACGCGCAAGAGCACAATCCTCGGGCCGGACGGCCGCCCGATCGAGATCTCCGGCCTCAGTGAAGAGATCGCCCAACCATCCCTGACCGGCAGCCGCCAGACCCATTCCGATCGCGAAGCCACCGGACTCACACCGGAGAAACTCGCTTCCATCCTGCAGCGTGCCGCCACCGGCGACATCCGTTCCTATCTCACGCTCGCCGAGGAGATGGAGGAGCGGTACCTGCATTACGCGAGCCAGTTGCAGACCAGGCGGCTGGCAATAGAGAGCATTGGCGTTTCGGTCGAAGCCGACAAGGCAGTCCCCACGAAGATCGTCGACGCGGTCAAGACGCTCATCGAGAATGACGGCTTTGATGACGCGCTCGGATCGCTCACTGATGGCATCGCCAAGGGGGTTGCCACCGTCGAGATGTGCTGGGAGTACGAGCAGAAGCTCTTGCAGCCGGTCAAATATATCTCTCGCGATCAGCGCTTCTTCCAGTTCGAACGCATCGGGCTGTCGGAGCTGCGCCTGGTGGTCGATGGCAATGCCGATGGCGAGGTATTGCCCGAGGCCAAATTCCTGCGCCACATGCCGCGCTCGAAAATGGGCATTCCAATCAGGCGTGGCGTGGCGCGGCCAGCCGCGTGGGCTTATCTGATCCAGTCCTTCGGGCTTCAAGACTGGGCGGCCTTTGCCGAGATCTATGGCATTCCCTTCCGGGTCGGGCGTTATCATTCGGCGGCATCGGAAAGGGACAAGCGCACCCTTCTTCGCGCTGTCTCGATGATCGCCAATGACGGTGCAGCCATTATCCCACAGGGGATGGATGTGGAATTCCACGAGGTCAACGGCTCGCGCGGCGAAGCTGTCTTCGGTGGGCTGCTGGAGTATGTCGACAAGCAGATTTCGAAGCTGGTGGTCGGCCAGACCATGACATCGGATGATGGCTCGTCTCTCGGGCAGGCCAAGATCCACAACGAAGTGCGGCTCGACATCCTGCGTGCCGATGGCAAGCAGCTCGCATCGACCATCAACCGCGATCTGATCCGGCCTTTCGTTGATCTCAATTTCGGGCCTCAGAACGATTATCCCCGCATCGAACTGCCGGTGCCGGATCCCGAAGATGTCGAGGCGCTGTCATCGAGCCTGGCGCAGCTCGTACCCCTCGGCTTGCGGGTCGGACAACGGGAGATCCGCGACAAGCTGGGTCTTTCAGATCCCGGCGAGGAGGAGGATGTGCTCACAGCACCCTCAGCACCGTCAATCGAACCCAAGGCCCCCGATGCGGGTGAGACCGACAAACAGGTTGGCAAGCAGAAGCTCGGCAAATTCTCGGCAAGCGCCACCACCAACAGTCATGGCGAGGGCTGCATGTGTCCTGGCTGCTCCAGTTTCGCTATGGCCGGTGACCGGGACGATGCGGTTGGCGAGCTTGAAGAGCTGTTCGAACAGCTCTCGGGCTTCGAGCAGATGGCCGCGCCCTTGTTCAAGCCGTTCCTCGACATCCTCGCTGAGGCCAAGAGCTATGACGAGGCGATCGGGTTGCTGAACGCGGCTCGCCCCGACGCTGGCCCCTTTGTCGAAAAGCTCGCCGAGCTGACAGCGATCGCGCGCGGCATCGGCGACGTGAGGGATTAGGCCGGGATCATGGCCGAGACCAGAAAGCCGTTCCCGGTACCAGAAGCCGTCACCGGCTATTTCGACCGCAAGGTTCTCAAGCCGTCCTTCTCCTGGCTCGATATCTATGGCGAGGAGCATGCCAACGCCATGACGGTCGCAGGCGCCGTCGAGCTGGAAGTCCTCGAAGCCTTTCGCTCGACGATGTCGGAAAGCCTCGGAAATGGTGAAGGCTTCGAGACCTGGAAAGAGATGATCGCCACCAGGTTGACCGGGCTCGGCTGGTTCGGTCCGCGCATGGTCAAGGATCCGCGTGGCATCGACCCGGACAAGCTGGTCAATTATGCGTCTGACAGGCGGCTCAAGCTGATCTTCTGGTCGAACATGAATTCGGCGCGCGCAGCCGGCCAATGGGAGCGGGCGCAGAAGTCCAAACGATTCCTGCCGTATCTCTTGTATGTTCGCACCACTTCGATCGAGCCCCGGCCCGCGCACCTTGTCTTCGCCGGTACCATCCTGCCGGTCGATGATCCGTTCTGGAATTCGCACTTTCCGCCCAATGGCTGGCTTTGCAAATGCACGGTGCGGCAGATCACCAGGAGCGAGGCCGATCGGCTGAAGACCTCGACCGCCTATTCGGGCATGCGGCCGGAGACCGGACCGGACCGGCCGCATGTCAACCGCCGCACCGGTCAGGTCGAGATGATCCCCGAAGGCATTGACGCGGGCTGGCACACCAATCCCGGCCGGACGCGGACACAGACCCTGATCCAGTCCGTCTCCGACCGCTTGGAAGCAGCAAGCAACCAAGACGCCACACGCGTGTTGACGGACCTCTGGTCGGATCCTTTTCTTCAGATTGCACCGAGACTTCCAGATACCGTCTTTTTGCCGGCCGGCCGGTCTGAGCGTCTGGCGGTGGAGTTAGGTGAGGCCATCAATCGCACGGGCGTCTCGCCGGTCGTCGCTATCAGCAGCCGCGAAATCGCCGAGCAAGCAAACAAGAAGCGAATGGCCTTTGAGGATTTCGCGCTGCTGCCAAAGATCATTGATGCCGGGATGGTCCTGCGGGATCCAAAGGATGAACCTGGAACGCGATCTGTAATCGCACGTCTGGGGAAGATATGGTGGCAGCTTTACGTTACACTCTCGCCAGACGGGCAGCTCAGGATCAGCGCACCCCAACGACGAAGCAGGAAGCAGGTCGAGGAACTGGTCGCGACCGTCGGACGTTCCATTGATGACATCCAGGACCTTCTGGATGAGTATTGACGTGGCGGGGATACGAGGCTGCCCCCTGCAGACAGAGGAGCTTGGAGCTCACAATGCTGAAAATCGATTACGCATTCTCATTACTTGCAGTTTCGTCACTGCTTGCGGCAGAACCGCTGCAGGCGCACGACAGACACCAGGTGACCGTGGAATTGCGGAACGGCCAAACTCTTCAAGTCGACATGGATGAGTGGGCGATCACGTCGCTCCTGGACATGGATTTTGTACTCGACGAGATGAGAAAGGTGATGGAAGCGCCAAATCCCTATTCAAAGGACGTTCAGCTGCTTCGCTTGAGATCGGCGTCAGCGGTCTTGCAGCACAAGAGCAACATTTTCGACAAGATGGCCTTGAGCGCGCTGGTGGGAACCAGTTCAGCGAGAGCCAGAGAGCTGTCCCCTTGCAACCTGGCGCTCAAAGACATCGACAAGAAGATCTCCAACGTCATCGATTTGATGAACGAGGAAGAGGCGGTCTTCGATTCGATCGACCTCGACGAATCCTTTGGAGAGCAATTCTCGCGATGTGTTGAAGCTATCCAGGATGTGAACTGAACACGCAGCCTTGCGCGAATACCATCAGTCCTTGGCGTCCCAATCGTATGCTCGAGACGGCTGCCAATGATCGCGGCTATCGTTCGTAGGTCCTTTGAGCCGCATGAGCGAGATAAGCGTCACCACGATAATCGCGGTTACTATTGCCACCCAGAACAGAACCATAGTGGTTATCATCATTCCCCCTTACACAAGACTCATCGAGGGCCAATAAAGGCGATGCTTCTGCCTCGCACCACAACTGCCATTTGCTGTTGGCTCTAATAGGCGAATTTGTCTTGAATAATCAATGCAGGGACAAGCATAGATCGGCGAAATGGTGAATCCGCCAAATTCGGCCACTGAAGCGAGCCGTCAGCCTTAGCGCAATATGGAGCGACGAACGGACAAAAGCCTTTCCACGCGCCTCAAAACCGGCTCAAAAATCGATCTGTTTCTGGGTAGAGGGGTAAGCTTCCCGGTTTGCTGTCGATCCGAAACCTAGCGCCGGGTCAGACAAGCAGATCCAAGGTTCCAAACCTGACTGCTGTCAGCCCGGCGCTCGGGGAGGCCTGGTGCAAGTTTGCAGTCATGAACACGCGATTGCAAACCTTTTCTCTTAGCGAGCAGCTCGACGCCGGAAGCGCTACCGGCGTCATCCTGTTTGACGTCTATGCCGCCTGCAAGCCCGACGACACCTCGCGCGGACCGGAGTGGGTCAAGCTTGCGCCGCGCGGCCGCTTTACAGCCCGTGACGGCCGCCAGCTCGAAGTCGATCCGGAACTGCTGGTCCGCCGGTTCGACGCCGATGGAGTGGATCTCCCCATCGATCTCGACCACGCCACCGCCAAAGGCGGCCTGTTCGGCGAAACGGCTCCGGCGATCGGCTGGATCAACAAGCTCGAAGCCCGGTCCGATGGTCTCTATGGCCGGACCGAGTGGCTTGATGAGGGAATGAAGATCCTCACCGCTAGGTCGCACCGCTACATCTCGCCATCTCTCAAGCCCGATCAGTTCGGCAAGGCGCTCTGGCTTCATTCGGCCGGACTTGTCGCTGCCCCCGGCATTTCCATGCCCGCGCTTGCGAGCGCTGAGCTTTCATCCACCAACAAGGAACCGAAAATGTCCAAGGCAATTGCTCTTGCGCTCGGCCTGACCGAAGACGCAAGCGAGACCTCATGCCTGAGCGCCATCCAGTCGCTCAGCGCCAACCTGGTCGACAAGGCCGTTCATGAAGAGGTGGAGTTGCCCCCTGAAAGTGGTCCACCAACTGGGATAGATTATCCCTCAAATTGGAGGATCAGCGATGGCTGGAAAACGAGAGAAGCCGGAAGAGATTGTATCGAAGCTTCGGCAGGTTGAAGT